TTCACCACCACCTGCTTTCCTAGTAGCTTGGTGAGCTGAAGTTATTTGCTTAACAGAAGTACCTCTTCTAACAGCTTTTCCGCCAATTCTTCTAGCCTCTTTCTTTCCTTGGGCATTAACCATATAAAAAGGCTTTCCAACTTGGGAAGCCATTGCATCTCTTATGATTGCAAAAGCTTCTTCATAGGCTCTTATCATGGCAAAGTTTAAAACTCTACCATATGTTGCTCCCTTCTTAGTTTTTCGCTTAGTAGTAATTTCTCCTACTTCGAATTTAACCTGTACAGAGTATGCATTTAAGTTTCTAATAAAGTTCTTATTTTTAGTGTTAAACTTTTTATAAACTTGTGGGTCTGCTATTCTAAAATGTTTCTTAATAAATTTGTCATTTAACAATGTACTTCTTAAGGCATTGATAACTACTGGGTCACTTTGAATCCAACTTGGGTCATTTGGTTTCCCAAAATACAGTTCAAAATCTCCTCCAGTCTCGTCTGGAGTTCCCGCAGTATTTAATTCTTCTAGCCTTTTTTCTTCATTGTTATTATGCTGTTCTACTAATTTATTATAGCCTGCAACAACTCGTGTTAAGTCAGGATATAGCACTCTCATAATAACTGATTCTTTAATAATGTAAGTATGTTTCATCTTACTATCAAACCAATTTCTATCGTTTTTTACTAACTTAGTAATTTCTTTAGCAAACCAATCTTCTACGTCTTGTATCATACAACAACTCTATATAAGTCTAGTACTCTTTTGATGTGGTCTGGAAAGTCAGTACTCGTCCTCATTCCTGAAGTGCCTTGGTTTTGCAATGTTGCTCCACCTAGAGTCTGTCTTTGCTTATGCTCATCTTTTATATAGTAAGTAATTAAATCAAATATAGCAAGTTGTAAATCTCTGGGACAGTCTGCATATCCAGCGTTGTAAGTAATTTTTACTGAACCAACACCTTTTGCCCACATCTTGTGGTTGCCATTTTCATCTGTCCTAATAATGGCGTCGGCTTCTAAGTCTACATAGTATTCATAGTTGCCTGTTGTTAAAGTCGAATAATCCCCACTATATGATGTTCTTTCTTGAACAACATCAACTGCAGTTAACGGACTCTCGCTGACAATTATCGTTGAGGTATAGTTATCTTTAATTGAAAAGGTTTCAACTTTATTGGTAGAATAGTAGTCAACAAACGATGTTCCACAATATCGTTTCACTAAGTCGGACACTTGGGGAACTATTACATTTAGACGGTCATCTTCTTTCTCGCCTCTAATTCCTTCTGCGTCTTTATATTCATTTACTGTTACTAAATCTGCCATAATTATTTAAAAAGTATAGTGGGGTCGTGAGACCCCACTATGATTAGCTATTAACTAGCTTTGAACTTATAAGCCCACTTAGAAGTAGCACCATCGATTAGATCGGTGAAACCAATTCTTTGTGAAGCAACAAGAACTCGTCTTTGGTTAGCGACTTCATAGTCTGACTCAATTGTCACACCACGTAGTCTTGGCATTACGTAGTTTCTTGCATATACTGCAATCGCTCCGTACCCATTAGCTGCTTGAGCAGGGAACTCGTCACACATGAGAACACGTGAACCGAATACCTGACCAATCTCACCAGTGAGTTTTGTAGCCATATCACCAACTAGATTAGCATCTTGGAATTCTGCGTCTTCTAGTAACTGGAAGTATGCACTCTGAGAAACAATGTACACTACGTCGTTAGGGTTAACACCGTATTTGCCCATGTTCTTTCTTAGAGCTAGCAATTCTGCAGCAGTAACAGTATCTGAAGCTACAGCTGTTGCTGATTGAGTTTCATCACTATCTGCTGATGCCATCTTGATAAGACCATCAAAAGTTCCTGATGTATAAACACCAGTAGAGTGGTTACCTAATAGTAACGCATTCTCAATACCTTTTGCGTGTGATCTAACAATTGATTCCCTAATTAAAGGAAGAATCGGCATAATTGCATCTTCTTCAGTCTCGTTACCTAAGTAAGATTGTGAAATAAGTTTGTGAGTTGATAGAGTTTTCTCTGTCAAGTCAACACCACCAAAAGGTGCACCATAAGTGTCGCCTGTTTGGGCCAAGTTACCGTGTGGTGAAGAACCACTAGCTACTTGGTTGGTAGTAAATTCAGCGTATCCGCTGTCTGGAAGGATAGGGATAATCATATTAGCGGAATTCATTTGAATTTCTCTAAATAACGGTGCTAATACTAGCTCGTTTTGAATATCTCTCTCAACGTTTGTAGAAACAATCTGTTCAAAGTCTGCACTAGAAACTGCAACACCTGAGTGTGCGTTTACTTTTTCCATTACGCCTTTAGCATATGGTGTGTCATAACCTCGACCAGTTGCAAGACCTAAAATCTTAGCATCTACGATGTCGCCTTCAAAAGCTTCTTTCCAGTTTTTGTTGCCTCTATCTTGGAAAATCCTTTTTGATTCGCGCATAGCTTGAATCTCTTCAGATTTATTAGTTAGTTCGGATTGTAGTTCTTTAACAACAGACTCTAAGTCTCCTTGTCTTTCTTCTACTTTCTTGGCAACGTCTTCGATTAGCTTTTCAGCTCCAGAAATACTTGACTTAACAACTACTTTCTGTTCTTCCTGTTTAGCTTCCAATTCAGCTTTTTCAGATGCGTCTACTTCGGCTTGCTTTTCAGCAACTTCTTTAGCTTCGGCTTCTTCTGCAGCTTTTTGCTCGGCTTGTTTCATTGCAATCTTAGTAGCAGTATCTTCCGCTACTTGTTTTGCAAATGCTTCAAGGTCGAACTCAGGGCTTACTTCAGGAGTTTTATTTTCTTCTGACATTTTCGTCTCCGTTTTGTCGGCTATTGCCTCGCTTGACTGCTCAATCTTTGCGTTAGCGTCGATTGAGGAAGTCTCTTGAATAAAGTTTTTCTTGAACTGATTATACTCTTCCATTGTGTCAAATGACTTTGCTACAGAGAAGACTGCGTTTTGGTTACAAGGAACCGAAACAACAGACACTTCAAATAGTTCAGCGTCCTTTATCTTATATCCATCGGTTTCTGATATATAATCAGCGTCCTTGACTTTGAAACCGACAGAAAAAGCTCCAAGAACGCCATCTTTAATAAGATCTTTAATTTCGCCAGCAGACTTTGAAATACGAGCAGTTAGCTCTAATCCATTATCTGTGACCCCTATTTCTTTTGCACGACCAATTGGTCTATCATAGTTATGATTAAACAAAATTACTGGATTATTTTTAAAATTTTCTAATCCGCCTTTTGTCCATGCATCACATTCAATCATATCGCCAGCTCGATCTAATGAGTTCGTACTAGCGCTTCCTTTGATGTCTAATCCGCCATCATCGTCTTCGCCTAGCGTTTTGAATGTATTTGTCCAGTGAAATATCTTTTGTGACATATTAGTCCTCCTTCTCAACTACCTTTGCCTCTTTTTTAGGCTTAGGAGCAGGAGCTGGAGCTACTTCGACTGGAAATCTATGTTTAGCAGCTGATAATACTCTGTTCCAAGAACCATACTTTCTTCGTAAAAGATAGTCTCTCACAGGAGCTTTCTCGTCCGCTTTATAATCAGATAGGCTTATAGTATCGACATTTTTTGCCTGCATATACTCGCTTAAAGCCTTTAGCATCATATTTTTTGTCATAATTATTCTTCCTCTGCGGGTGGGGTTTCTTCTGGCCTGCCACCTTGCTCTGGATTCGCGGCACTTCCTGCAATGTTTGCAGGAACTCGCGGTTGATCGAATCCGTCAATCGTCTCAAGTCTCAACGCCTCCCTTGCTTCGTTCGGTGTTAATATTCCCGTATTTACAAGTGTTGCGTAATAGTTGGCCTGGTCTCGTAGTTCAGGCTGAAGAGCGGGCACTTCGCTCACATCTTCATTTAGTTTAAAACCGAAGAACCTCTCGAAAGCATACCCCATTTTTCTAATAATGGGTAGTATGGTTTCTAAATAATAAAGACGATGATTTGGTCTAATGTTTGCATTATTCCCACCGTCCAATAAAATTGGTGGAACACCTAGTGCTTCTAAGATTATTCTTTCATTGGCTTTTATACCATCTTGAAAGTCTAAGTCTTTGAAGTTTACTTCAGTTAGGTTTTCCACTTCTAATCCGCCATCTAGGAATAGTGGTCTGCGACCTCCTGATGTAGGATTATATCTAGCAACCCAAGCCTGTAACATTCTTTCTTTAATTTTCTCAGAAAGAGTGTTGGGTGACTTAAGTACTAAACCTGGTACTGCTCCGTTCTTGAAGAAATTAT